GAATTTGTCGTCAATTATATAGAAACAAATCTCGTCCCATTTGAACCAACAGCTGATTATTCTTTCGAGACCTGGATCGAAGGCACTCCGTATACTATGAAACGGAAAGAAGAATTGAAAGCTGTGTATGCTACAATGTATAGTTGGAAAGAAGAAGATAAATTTAGGAGGTGTAAATCGTTCATAAAAGATGAATCCTATGTGGCTTTCAAACACGCACGCGCGATCAATGCGCGGTCTGACGAATTGAAAGTTGTTTTGGGGCCGATCTTTAAATTGATCGAGAAAGAAGTGTTCAGTAAGCCTGACTTTATCAAGAAAATTCCAGTTAGCGAAAGACCCGCCTATATTATAGATAGGTTGGGAATGACAGCATCTCACTATGGAACAACTGATCACACGACAATGGAAGCCATGTTCACGCCCGAACTGCTTGAAATATGTAATTTCATCTTATATAGGTATATGACCAAGAATCTACCTTGTTATGATATGTTTACTGAAATTCTTGATGAAGTTTTGGCTGGCGAAAATGTTTGTGAATTTAAGAAATTCCTGTTGAGGTTACTAGCATCGCGCATGTCTGGGGAGATGGATACATCCCTCGGAAATGGTTTCGCAAATAAAATGATTTTTGAATTCGTTGCACATGATAATAAATGCACGAATGTTGTAGGTGTCTATGAAGGTGATGATGGCTTAACCCGTTGGGAAGGGCCTGATTTAACACCTGAGATGTTCCTAAAAATAGGCTGTAAAGTTAAAATGATCATCGTGGATGACATTTCGAAAGCTTCTTTTTGTGGAATAGTATTTGATCCCACCGACAAAAGAAATCTTACGGACCCGTTAGTTGTGATGGCGTCGTTAAGTTGGACAACTCGGCAATATGCCCAGGCTCGGAGCAATAAACTCAAGACATTATTGAGATGTAAAGCTCTGTCATATGCTTGGCAATTCCCGGGTTGCCCTATTATTGACGTCATGGCACATTCTATATTAAAACTAACACGAGGTCATGATGTGAAAGCGGTCTTGGAGACCATGCGTTGTGGAGAGTGGATGAGGGAATGGTACAGAGATGCTTATGAAGCACGAAAGACCATTAAATCCGTTTTGCCCGGGTTCGGTTCTAGAATGTTGGTTGAAGAACTGTACGGGATCACTGTGTTGCGCCAGCTTAAAATTGAAAGATGGTTCAGTGAATTAAACGAAATTAAGCCGATCCCTAAGGCTTTTGTGGATGATATTATCCCGGAAGACTGGCTTAATTACAGCGAGGGCTATGTGAGGACTGTAGCGGTGAAAGGTGGTATGATGGCAACTCCCCAGTCATTGAATCCACAAATGGATGGCTACGTCA